TCCATATGTAGAGAAAGAAGTTCGTATCGTTGACATTCTTGATGGGCCTGGCGCAGACCGCCGTGATTATGTTGTAGTCGAAGGTCTAGAAGATTATGAGGTAGATATGCCCCTTGAGAACTTCTTGAAAAACACTCGTGTGAAAGAAAACGCTTGACATCATCTGTTTGATTTGGTAATGTAAGATATAACTTGAGAAAGGACTTGTTATGAAATACGAAGTAAATATCACTGGTAAAACAAAAGACACCATTGTCTTTGAGACCGCAAAAGAAGCCGTGAAGTATGTTCTTACCGAACTACATGATGTAGGGTTCACCGTTGATGGTCGGACTTACGAAGAGAAGTTTGAAGAAATCACTTGGGTTGGTAAAGGAGAGGTTGTAGCATGAATTATGTAACAGGTAATTTTGATGTGTGTGGAACTTATCTTCAAGGAAAAGTCAACACATCATACAATCGTTTGGTTGAGGTGTTCGGTAAACCCACAGGGTTTGCATCTGATGATGGTAAAGTTCAAGTAGAATGGGCAGTCAAGTTCGATGATGGAACTCTTGCCACAATCTACGATTGGAAGGAAGATACAAATCCTTCTGGTGTCACAGAGTGGCACATTGGTGGTTTTTCACAAGCCGCAGTTTATAATGTAATTGATGAGGTAATATAATGAGACTTGGAAAATATTTTGTAGAGGTTGACACCTCTGTCACTGGTGAAAAAGTAGAAGGTTACTACTTTCGCATCAAAGAAGACCGTGACGCTCGGATTGAGGAGTTGGTCAATGAATATGGTGTTGAGGTAATCAATGCTATCGGAGATTATCAATGATTGATTATAATCGTCTTATAAGTAATGCAGAGAGGGCTTTTCAGTCCTCTCAGTCCGAGTGGGCAAAAGAATACTGGTTGGAAGTCATTACAAAGTTAGCACAAAATGTTGACAAGAACTGATATAGTTCAGTTTCAAGAGAAAAAAATATTAGAGAAGTTCGGTATGTCAATATCGGACTTTACTAATAAAGTTCCTTTTTCGGGAAAGGAAACTCTGTCGTGTCTCAATATAGGTTACCCACCTGTGATTGGTTTTACGAGTGGAACGACCACGCAGACTAACATCAACTATTGGAATACAAACTATTTCAATGAACAGATGTCTCGTGATTGGTATCATCAAGGACTTCGAGAAGGTGATTACATTATCATCTTTGGTCTTTCTACTCGTGGTAGTATGAGATACTCAATGTCGATGTATGAGGAGAATGGTGTCATTCCTATCTTCATTCCTCATCATCCCAAATATATTCCAGAAGTCATTGAAGCAATAAAAAAGTATAAACCAAAAGTCTTCAATCTATTATCTAATCCCATGATTATGGCCTTCGAGAATTATTTCGAGAAGAACAACATTGACCCTGTTGAGTTGTTCTCTTGTTTTGATTTGTTTCACTTCGGGGGTGAACACATGTCAGACCGATATAAAGAACTCGTGAAGTCTTGGCAGATTGACATCATTGAATGCACATCTGTCGGTGACCGATATGCGGCATTTGAATGTAAAGAAAAAAATGGTTTTCATGTGTATGAGGATTTACTTTTCATAGAAACCATAGATGATGAAATGGTAGTGACATCCCTGTATGATACACCCGAACCTTTTGTTCGTTTCAAAACAGGGGATATCATTAAGAAATATGATGATGTATGTGAGTGCGGTTCATCCCATATGCGTTTCGAGGTTCTAGGACGTAAGACATATCAGGTAAAATTTCAGAACAAATCACTCTTTCCTCTTGATGTTCAGAGGATTGTTGAGACAATACCCGAAACTCGTTCAGGTGTATTTCAAATAAAAAGACCACGCAAAGGTGCAAATGTTATAGATATAATTGTAGGTTACGAAAAAGATAAACTTAATCGTAACTTATCTGAATTAAAAAATGAACTAGAGTCTAAGATTGTTAGTTCACTAAGTATACCAAATTGTGTAGAATTAGTTGAGGCTAAAACTATATTACAAAACAATCCACTACACAAGGTTAAGAGGGTAATATGAAAGCAGTATTTCTAACAAAAGAATATAATGATACTGATATAGAAGAACAAAAAAATATACTTGAACAAAGTTTTCATACTTTCTTTGATGAGATACATCGTTCTCCTGTTCTGATTGTATCAAACTTTGCAAGTGGTCACATAGTAATGCCTTTGGAGATTGCTCTTTTTGAAAACAATATTAGTTATGGTAATTGGGAAAGTGAACCATGTGACTATGATGGACTGAATCAGGTCATAATTCAAAACAGTATAAAACATATTTTTTGTGACCGACATGTTGATGTAAATCTTATAAATACAGATAACGTAAAAGTTTATAGGATTTAGTATGGCAATTGATACCACAACTATCAAGACGCAGATATTGGATGAAGAACTCACCAGTAATCTGAACTATCTACAACCAACAGGTTTTCGTGTCACGATTGACCGAACAAGATATCCCAACTTAGAATATTTTGTTCAGTCTGTCAATCATCCAGGCGCAACCATGACACCTGTCGAACTCCCTGTTCGTAGAATTACGTCTGTTCCGATAGCCGGTGATAACGTTACATTTGGTGAGGTTTCTTTCTCACTGATACTTGATGAGAATCTTACTGGTTATCAGGAAATGTTCAATTGGATTGTTCGTATCGCAAATGAGGGTCAAGTATCTCCTATTCAACGAGATACTAGAAATCCGACATATGCTGACATCACATTATCAATTCTTTCAAGTCACAACAATGGTGTGAAAAAAATTAGATATCTAAATTGTATTCCTACTTCGGTTGGTGCAATTACATTCCAATCAACTTCTGGTGCAACTGATTATCTCACATTTGACGTTTCATTCCGTTTCTCTCAATTCGAATTTGTTTGACTTTTAACTCACGTTCTGATATAATTATATTATGATTGATTTAGAAACTATTCTTGCGGAGTGGAAAGAAGACTCCGAAATATCCAAACATCAATTAGACGAGACCTCTCGTGTAACTCCTGCATTGCATTCCAAGTATCTTGAGTATTTGTCACTGACCAAACTACGTCTGAAGAAGGCCGAGTTCAAACAGAAAGAACTTCTCAAGGATAAGTGGTTATACTATAATGGTAAGATGGATGAGGAGACTATTCAAAGTAAGGGTTGGTCACCTGACCCCTTTAATGGTCTGAAGATACTCAAAGGTGAGATGGAACACTACTATGATAGTGACCCTGAGATACAGGAGTCGGAGATGAAAATCCAGTATCTTAAAACGATTATAGATACTCTTGAACAAATTATAAACAATCTAAACTGGCGACATCAAACGATTGGTAATATGATTAGATGGAGACAGTTCGAATCGGGAGTGTAAAATGAAATGGATTGATGATGTAAAAGATTCCTTCAAAGTCAATAAGGTATACGAATCACGTTGGGTATGGTATCACACTATCCTTGCAGCTGAAATCTTTCTGACTAATATTCTATTGATTCTTATTCTTTTCAAACTGTGAGTCTTCCTAATACAATCACGGTGGGATTGAAAGACCACTCAATGATGTTGGTTGATTGTGAGGCACATCAACTACCAGAGTTGCGTGAATATTTTTCATTCTATGTCCCCGGCTATAAATTTATGCCGATGTATAAGTCTCGTAAGTGGGATGGTAAGGTGCGTCTATTCAATCAGGTCACTCGTGAATTGAACACTGGTTTGTATGAACATCTCAAGAAGTTCTGTCAAGACCGCATGTATCCTCTTCAATTACAGGAGACTGACTATGGACACCCTGCACAGAAGAATGAAGTATCGCATATCAATCTGACCAAGTTTCTGAATGGACTTGATTCTCCATTTGACTTGCGTGACTATCAGTATAACGCAGTATCGCATGGTATTCAGAATAAAAGAGCCATTCTGCTATCACCTACAGGTTCAGGTAAATCATTCATCATCTATAATCTGTTGCGTTGGTATATCGATAACTATGATAAGAAGATATTGATTGTTGTTCCGACAACAAGTCTGGTCGAACAGATGTATAAAGACTTTTCTGATTATGGATTTGACCCTGAGTTAGTTCATAAGATTTACTCTGGTAAAGATAAGACGACAGACAAACAAATCATTATCTCCACATGGCAGTCCATATACAAGTTCTCAAAAGAATGGTTCGAGGACTTTGGTTGTGTGTTTGGTGATGAGGTTCATTTATTCAAAGCAAAGTCTCTGTCGGGTCTGATGAATAAGTGCGTCAATGCAGAGTATCGTTTTGGCACGACAGGAACTCTGGATGGGACAGAGACAAATAAACTAGTTCTGGAGGGTTTATTTGGGCCTACATATCGTGTGACTATGACACGAGACCTTCAAGAGAAAGGCACACTCGCAAAACTTGACATCAAGATTTTGTTATTGAGATACCACAATGATGTGTGTCATATGATGAAGAACGCAACCTATCAGGAAGAGCTTGATTATATTGTTCAGAACACTAAACGAAACAATCTGATATCAAACCTTGCGGTTGACCAAAAGGGGAA